TGTCGCGCGCTTTGGCCATCCGAGACTCTTCCAAGTCATCAACCTCTCGAACTCCCGTGACGGCTGCAAGATCTCCGTATGCGCCAAAAGTCACCAGTGAAATCTCTGCGAGTTGCGCCTTCAGGCGCTCAATCACGCCATCTTCTCGTTTTCGATTCTTTACAGGAACGAAACCAATAGAAAGATTATCTAACGCCCCGTCTCGCACGAGTTCTAGCACCTCGTCTCCCGCAACAGTTTTACTAACGCGCATTTCTGCATATAAACCTTTTTCTGTCTCCTTTAACATCGTCGCGCGACCTAGCGGTAATGCTTTTGCATCATGGCCACGTAAAAGTTTAACCTTGAACGGGTTACGCACCATGTCGGCAAAAGCACCTTTGCGAAAGACCTCCACGATATTCCCTGAGATGCGTTGTTCGACATCATACGGAACGGCTATACCTGTTATCGTTCTGCCATCTCCGTCAGAGCGATACTCTAAGTGCAGGTTGAACTCTCTGTGCTCAATCTCAGTCATCTAACTCTCCTAACTGTGTCTCTGCGGCTTCATCTAATGCTGAACTTTCCTCATCCTTTGAAATGCTTTCGCTGAGAGGTCTGCGGTTTTCAAACCCGCGTACCTCATCAACAGTCAAGAAACCATTAGACAGAGCGATTTGGTGTGCTTGATAGCGCGAAAGGGTATCGGTTCGCAATAGCGAGTCATAGTTAAACCTGGCTGTCTGTCCTCGCACTAAAAGGTCGGAAAGGGCTTCCTCAATCCGTTGGGCGATTGGCTGGATACTCCAACGAACTAATTGCAGGTTCTCTTGTTCAACGTTCGAATATGTCCGAGATGAGTTTGGTGCGCCTAAGTAGTAGGCAGGCAGTCCAAGAGTGTTCGATGCTTCTACCAGTGCCTGTTGTTGCGCTTCAATCAGTTGTGACTCTTGTGCATTATCGGAAAGCACCTCAAAATCGGTCGAAGCGTTGAGAACCGCTGGCGCGCGGTTACGAGAGGAATACATCGACATCCACGCAGACTTCAACGCATCTGCCTCTTCTTGTGAAAGATCAGGGTTCGCTGACTTCAGAATCGCCGAGGGGCTTACACCTCCGTCAAAATATCGGGAGGCATATTCGTTGATGGCAATAGCCTTCCCGATAGACTGCTTTTGCGCTCCCAGTATTCCTACACCAACAAGCGCCCCAGGCATTGAAAAGTTCTTTATATGCAGAATCTGGCTCTGGTCGTATCTCCTGCCGTCGATCGTGTAGATGATTCGACCTTCACTCTTAACAACGTTGACCCGATGGGGCTCTACCGGATAGAAGGAGTCAGGGAGGCCGTTAGCCCCTGGTGCTCCTAGCACGGCGATGTAGTTTCCGTGTATTAGTAAAGCCGCCGCCATTGCAGCAACGGTTTCCATCCGAGTGTGCGGTGGATTGGGTCTAAGTAAAATAGATGGCGTTGGTTGCACAAGTTTAGTTCCGCGATAGGAATGCAGCGGCAGCGCGCCAATAGCATCAGATATCAGAGTTACACCACGCCAAATAGCGGGGACTCCCAGGGCTGTCTCTTGATCTACATAAACGCCTGCCCAGTTGCCCTCAAAGAAACGGCCAACGCGACCTAAAGAATCAACATAACCTGTGTTGGTATAGACCACTGAAGGTTGAAACGCCCTTGTGAAAAGTTTATTGAGCATCTTTCTCCAACGCTATACCAAAGACAGTTACGATGATACCGCAGAGGATTATCGCAGTCGTTAGCGAAAATCGCGAAACGCCATAGAGAAATGTCAAAGCCCCAGTGGTTTCTAAAAGGGTCGCGGCAACTTTCTTCATGGTCATCAGTAGATTCTACTCCTGACAAGTTCCTTTTCTTGGCTTTTACTTGTGACTCCATAGTGGGCGAGTGTGGCTGCTATCAAAGGAGTGATGTTCTGCGATGATCGTCTGCTCCAAGCCCAGGCATCACCAAGCGGCCTTTTGCTTGAGCCGACAACTGCCTCGCGCATCGCGTCGTCGCCCAGGTGACATACAGTGCGCGCCTGCACTGCATCGTAGAAAACTCCGCAGGCGCGCGCGTACTCATGGAGACCTATCGGTATGACCCTAACTCCCTCCATCTCAAGGTGGCCAATGAGAGAGGCGGCGGGGCTTCCCGTGTCAATAACCACCGGCGCTTTCCACTTTTTTGCAACCTCGATGAGGCGGGGCAGCATCCAGGCAACACCATCGCGCATGTCAACTATCTCAACAGGGTTTATGCCTGAAACGGAACCCGCCGCACAGATCGCCGCCTTATCTCGTTCTCGAGACGCGTCCGCGCCTAGAACAACCTGTGCCCCAATAATTATGTCGCTGCGGACTAACTCGTCCCAAAGATGCGTCTCGATAACCTGCGTGACCTCTTTTGCTGCCCAAACGTTTAGCCACTCGCGCGTAAATATCTCAGGTGACTGGTTAGCCGCCTCTCGGACGGCCTGGATCGTGACACCATTTTCTAAACCTAAAGATGGGATCGCCTGTCGCCATACCTCCTCATCCATGTAGTCGAACTTATCCTGATGCGGAGCCCATTCAAACCAGGCTAGACGAGCCGATTTATCTTGAAGTCCACTATGCCCTAAGTTCCGAAAATGTGCCAGCAGGGTCGAACGTTCGTCACCAGCGTTGGAAAGAATCCACAGTTGCCCGTTTTTCTTCGTTGCCAGTGTCGGTTGTAGCGCTGCAATCAACTCCATCTCGTGAGTTAGAGCCTCATCTATAACGACTAGGTCAAGGCTGCTTCCTCGGCCCCCCTTGTTATTCGGCGTTGTGATTTGATATGTGGAACCGTTGGTGAAAACGATATGTTCGTTACCATTTGTTCTCACGACTCTTTTAACTTTGTTGCGGAAGGGACTTGCAAGAATAATTTCCGTATGCTCTTCCCATTTGGTTCGCGCCATCTGCCGATCTTGCGCGGTATAAGCGATGCGATGCTTTGGGAAGATGGCTTCATAAGCGATACGCGCTGCCACAAGTGAACTTTTGCCGTTTTGTCTGCCAACGGCGACGCCGACAGTCCGATATTTGTAAGTTTCTTTTAACAACTCCATTGCAACGTCCACGACGTATTTTTGCCAGGGAAACAACGAAAATCCCATCGCTTCAGCCAAACGCGCCAACTCGTCGCCGCGTGTCTTTAACTTCTTGTTGCGTTTGGATGCCCAACGGGGAGCAACGAGGGCAGGTTGCTCAATCACTTCAGTATCTCAGCCGCCAACTGATCCCATATGTCTAAAGCGTTTTCTGTCCTCTCGGCACTCTCCAAGCGGAGGATTTTGACGCGCTGTTCGATAATTCGCAGGACAACATGCATCGCGGCCAGATCACCAGAACACGCCTTGTTCCATGCAGCGAGGTGCAGCCTGTCTAGTCGATCTAACTCGAGCGCTTGGAGTTCTTTGGGCTCCATCTGCGTTTGGGATGCCGTTGCTCGCCTGTATGCCTGATAGGCGCCACTTGCATCCTTATAGCCCACCTCTTCTGCTATTGCCAACCAAGTCGCGCCTGCTCGCCTAGCCTGCACGACTCGAGTTTCTTTTTCTTTTGTCTCTGATTTTTGTTTTGCCGATCTTGGCATTTGTACTCCTAGTTCTGGAGCCCTGAGATTGGACTTGCACCATCTTCTGTCGGCTGGAAGCCGACCGCATCTGTGGAAATGCTTTCAGGGCGTAACCCACGATACATACGAGCCCCCGCCGCGTCAATCTCTGCAAATTTCAAAACAGGAACCGTGAGCCTGGAAACTACTGTCGGGTTCATGGCGTAGATATACCGCAACTGGAAGCCTGGCAAACAGGTTGCACCTATATCTTTCAGGAACTGGTGCGAGGTTTGCGTTCCTTTTTTGCCAAATCTCTCTTTGACTCCCTTTTTGCCACCTGGTTTGTTGCCACCACTGAAAGATATATCCGCAACGACCTCCCCACTTGGCATCCTCCACATCGAGGTATTTTTCTTGATACCCGTGAGAACAAAGCCAGCGGCACGATAAATGGTGCCATCGCCGCACTGTGTCCCATCTGCATAGGAAAGCACCCACTCAACGTGTGGGGCGTGCCGTCGCAGTAACCGCATGCAGACCGCCAGTGCTCGACTCTCGCTGTTCTTGGGCAGACGCGGGGATAGTGCCATTCGGTTCAACTCCAAGAAGCCGTTCCAGGCCGTGTCCTTTACAAGATTTATCACCTTGGCCTTATCTATCGGCGCACCAAACTGTAAACATCCTTCAAGGCTGCCCTGATAGAAAACGCCAAAGTGAAGTTGTGAACACGCGGCAGTTTTTCCGGAGTAGTGAAACTTTTTGATAAAGGCGTCGGCGTTGACACTGTTGATGGGAGATATTTCTAGTCCTTTTGCGTTCATTTGCTGATCTTCTGTCCTCGGTACATTCGTGCACCTGCCCTATCTATCTCGGAGAACGACAAGACGGGAACAGTCAGCCGGCTCAGAACACTTGAGTTCAGAGGGTAAAGATACCTAAGTTGAAAACCATCCAAACAAACAGCACCGACAGATTTTAGAAATGCCGTGGAAGGTTCCGATCCAGTTTTACCATAACGACTTTTTACAGAAGAAGCCCCAGCGTTGGGACTGAAGCCAGGCTCGAGAACTATCTTGCACACCACATCGCCGTCTGGCATCCTCCACATCGAGGTATTTTTCTTGATACCCGTGAGAACAAAGCCAGCGGCACGATAAATGGTGCCATCGCCGCACTGTGTCCCATCTGCATAGGAAAGCACCCACTCAACGTGTGGGGCGTGCCGTCGCAGTAACCGCATGCAGACCGCCAGTGCTCGACTCTCGCTGTTTCTTGGCAATCGCGAGGTAAAGGCAAGTCTGTTTAGTTCCATGAACCCATTCCAGGACGTCCCTTTTACTAAACCCTGAGTTTTTGCCTTGTCTATTGACGGTCCAAACTGTAAACATCCTTCAAGGCTGCCCTGATAGAAAACGCCAAAGTGCAACTGCGACCTCGGATCAACTTTACCCGAATAGTGTTGCGCTCGAACAAACTTTCTAGCGCTTTGCATCGTAATTGGTTCTATCACCAAGTCTTTAGCGGTCACGCGTATTCCACTCAACGCAGAGATAATGAAGGGCGTTGCCATTTTTGTTGAGGTTGTCGCTACCTTGAAAATCCACCGTATCCAATATTTTACTTATCACCATTTTAACAAAGTCGGCCTGATCTAGAGTCAGCGTGAAAGTCATCTGTGTTGCGTTGGCGCGCTCCCCATCGGGAACCGCAGCAAAAGCCTCTGACAACGACAGTCTTTCAGCCTCCCTCAACTGAAAACCCAGTTGTTCCAGTGAGAAACCCTCTTCTTGACTTGCGGCAAGTTGATCGGCGAGAAGCAGGTCGTCCCATTCCGCCAAGAGTGCCGTTTGGTTGTCTGCTATCGCGTAGGCTCTTACCATCGCCTCGTTCCAGTCGGGTGGGACATCAGCAACAGAGATTTCATCCCAACCCAAAGAAAGAGCAGCCTCAAACGTGCCGTTGCCTGCCACGATACGCGCCCCTTGCACAACAAGAGGTTTTCGTTGACCGAAGACCTGCAGGCTTGCGGCGATGGCACGGATATTTGCCTCCGAGTGTTTCCTCACATTTTGGGGATCTTGCTCCAACGAGGCAGTTGGCACTGTTTTTACAACTACCATTTTCGACTCCTTTTTTTATTTTTCTTTTTCTCGTTTGTTATGCGCGCTCCACCCGCCGAGTTGCAAGGGACGCAAGATGGTCGCAGGATACCTCTCCAAGCCTCGGGCGTGGGGAAAGCCGCAAGAGGTGGATCGTGGTCGGCTGTTGTCGCCGGCCTCAGTCTGCACCAGTAACAAATAGGTTGATTTTTTAGAAGAAACTCCCTTAAACGCCTGTAAGACGCGGGATATTTGCGATTAGTGGAAAACATCGCCAAACCAATCAAACAGGTAGGAACATCGGGGAGAGAGATATAGTTCTGCTGCGGCGTCTAACGCCAGGACATAATGGGAAAAAACGGACATTACAAACCGCCTAATCAGCCGTGCTTGGTGTTTTGCCCATATGCGGCGGCTGCCCGAAGCGCCGGAAATCTTGATGATGCCGTTCGTCAAGCCAATATCTGCGCTCGTGCGGCAGTATCGCGCCCGTGACCGCATGAATCGGAAAGCCATAGGACACAGCCTTCAAGCAGAAGAGCAAATCCTCACCTATCCATTCGCCGTTCATCGGCAGATCTTGAAAATAGCACCATCTATCTCCCTGATGCGGATCGGCCTCGGCTCGAAACTTCTCAAAGACTGAGCGATGCACGAGCAGACACCCAGTTCCAGTCGCATCCACTGCCACGATGGAATCAGCAGGATAATCATGGAAGGAGCGGAGGCCACCCTCTTCATGGTCGAGGCGGAAGATGCAGGGCACGGGCTCGAGATAGATGCTTCCTGTTTCAAATCCTCCAAAGACAACGCCCGAGACAATCGGCCTTTCTTTTGCGTCAGCCGCCTCAACAAGTTTCTTGAAACTCTCCAACGGGAAACGTTGGTCAGTATCCACCATGAGCAGCCAGTCGTCGTCAGTGACCTGCATAAACGTTGAGACCACTTGATTCCTCAGCCTAGAAATCACTCCCGATCCCTGAAGAGTGATGAACTGCCCACATACTTTTTGACTCCGCAATATGTCGATGATGGAAGCCATAAACAGGGTGCTCACGTAACCTGGCGAGCAAATGCCAATCGTCAGTTTTTCAGTTTCTAAGTTCATGCTAGAACCCTTCCGTGATGCATCGGCTCATACACCTCTTGGAGATGAGGCAGATAGTCCGCATAGAGAACGCTTGAGTTCCCGGGTCGGTACTCTGAAGGCTGTTCCAAATGCTTGATGTCCTTTCGTTGTAACGATCCTAGTAACCAAAAGCGATGACCCTCAATCGGCATCACCATCCAGTACTCTTGATCGTCTCGGTCTTTCGCACCTATCCATAATGTTTTTTTACTATTAGAGCGTATCTCATAGCCGTCCGGAGTGTCGCCACAGCCTGTATGAATCCAGTCCATCACATCATAAGTTGGGTCGCCATAATGATGATGGCCCACCGCCTGCTGCGCCATCCAGCCTTCGAGAATCTTCTGCGGATCGCGTGGCTTCACTCTTGCTTCCGTATAGAAGTTAATCTGACAATAAAGGGCTGCGTGGGCAGCCTTGATGACGTCGTTTATCTTTAGAACTATTTGATAACCCATTAGTACGACCCACCCACGCCGCGCTTATCGGCTCTGCTCATCCAAACGGCGAGCGCGCGACAAGGCGTGCCATGTCTGACTTTTATGTAGTTCAAGCCCCAGTCCACCTGCTTCTGAGGATCTTGGAGGAAAGCCTCACGCTCTGCCTGTGAATTCTTTTTCATATTCCGTTGCGGTATGCCAACGTCATTTGTTGAAGAGACCGCCTGAGGATTCCAGCGACTCTCGAGATACCAAAGGCGGTCAAGGCATTTCCATTCTTTAGAATCTAATTGACCTCGGGCGTGATCTTTTGCGCTTGGGAGCGCTAAACAGAGCAAGAGGAGAAGAACCATCGTTTTACTCTCCGAGCAAGGCTTGGTGAAGGGCAGAGGTAGCCCTGTTACCAGGGCTCTACTGCTCCTACTCTCCGATATAAGGACGGCGTTTGGGTTTTCGTGTAGGGATGAGGAACTACTCTCATCCAGCGCGGCGTTCTCCTCGCTCTCAATGTGTTCTTCTCCTACGGCGCTCCGAAGATAGGAGATGGAGTGAGGATCGCGTGACTTTTCACGCAGAAGAGATGCCTCTCTGACAGGCGATATGTCGCGGGTGAGGCGATACAGTCTTGAGAGCGAAAGGTTAGCCGATAGCCGTGCAAGATGCCAACAGAGCCCCAAACGCCGCGCTATCGGGCTCTTGGGGCTCTTTAAGGAGGTCGCGGGGGCTTGCGGTGCGTCTTTCATATTCGCGACTCATAGTCGCAACCCCAACAAGAGAAGACCCACCCACCAAAGTCCCCTTCAAACATGGGGGCAGCGTACTCAACGACCATCTTCTTGAAGCACTGTGGGCATCTTTTCTCGGATGGCGCAGGCGCGAAAATCTCTCGCGCTTTGCGCGCAACCTCAGCGATTCGAGCGTTGCGTTCTTCTTCTGTTTCTATCTCCTCGGTGGCCATGCTCGCCCTGTCTTCGCGTCAATCGGCTGGCAACCAAACACGTTCTCAGGGCAAAAGTACGCCGCCCATTTGCCGTCGTTTGCTTTTTTGAACCTGCGCTCTCCGTGCTCACAGAGGTTCTCAACATCCAACGTAGGAGTTTCTTGAGTTTCGTTCTCGATATTCCAGGGTTCGTCCTCAGTAGGCGGAACGGGTATAGAGCGAACCACCGCAAGCGCTGGCTCACCATTCTCGCCCGCCCAGCAATCCAAAGCGACACCAAACCTCATAGCGGCATTCTTTATCGCATCGGAGATCGCTGTTTTCACTGCGTCTGCCCCTTTTTGATGCGGCTCTGCTGCGCCAAAGCCGATACGGGTCACTCCCAAAACTGTGAGGCGTATCCAAAGGCCGTTGAAAGGATCAAGGAGGGGAGCCCCACGTTCGGTCGTTGCCATAGGCTCCCAGTACCAGCAAGGGTCAACACGTATTAGTCGATCGGTGACGAGCGCGTGATTGATATAGGCGAACTGCCGTCCATGCATCTCTTTATATTCAATGAGATCGCGAGGAAATGGTTCGCGGAGCGCCTGAGCATCGTCAGGTGTCATGAGTGCTCGCAAGTTGTTAATCATGGCGCGCGCTCGCATGTCGTGACAGGGCTCGACCTATGCGTAGGCCGTCTCGGTGCCCGTCTGTATATCCACTGCGGTAAGCCAAAAGCATCCCGCAGCCGATGGTGATGAGGATGAGCAGAGTAAAACTCACCCATTCGATGTTACTCATTTCAGACTCCTTCCTTAGTCTGTTTATACATATTTTACCTAATATGGCTCTCTGACAGGGCTAATGCCACGCCGTTAGCCACATTTATTCTCGGGTATTCATAGTTCAGCATGAGATTTGGGTTGCCCACCCGATAGGCAACGCCCCGAGGCTGTGAAATGTCAGCGATAATCTCCGGGCGAAAACCCACTTGTTCTGAGATTATCTCAACAAGTTTTCTAAAAGAGGTTCCTATGCCTGTGCAGATATTCACGGCGTGATTGGCTCGGACACGTGCGAAGGCCATACTGATTCGCACGACATCCTCGATGTGCACCCAATCTCGAACTGTTCTGTCCGAGCCCCAAACCACGAAGGGATCTTGGAGTTGCAGCGCGCGTTGTATCAGCGCAGGAAAAGGATAGTCAAGAGATTGATCGCTGCCATAGCCGGAGAAAGGTCGGATTGTTGTTATCGAAAGACCTTCGCGCCGTAGGTTGTTCATCAGAAGTTCACCTGTTAGTTTTGCCCACCCATATAGCAGGTCGGGCGTTTTTATATCCGTCAAATCAATGTCATCTTCTTGTAGATGATGGCGAAGAACTCCCGTTTGATACTGAACAGGATATGCGGCAGAGGAGGAGAAGTAGAGAATGTGTTTCGGCTTCGTTCTCAAAGCCCACGAGGCCATCTCCGCGTCAATCGAAAGATCGACAGCAAGAGAGAGGGGAGAGCCCTCAATGACTTTCCTTCCGCCCACGACGGCGGCGAGATGAATGACCAGATCATACTGCGTTTCATCCTCGCGAAAGAAATCACGAGCATCACGGCCGGTTTCTATATCAACGCACCGCAAGTCCCCATACAGATAAGGAGAGCGCAGGAAGGCTCTTCCCACGAAACCTGCGCTACCTGTTATGAGTATCATTTGACCCTCACCAAGAGATTTTGATACTCCCGTGATGCCATATATTCGTTGAATCTTTGACCATCTAATTCATAGACATCTGCCGCATTTACTCTCACGTAACCCTCATCCACCTCTGCCTTCCCTACAAGAGGGTGACAGTGCTCAATGATGCAGTCAGGCAGATATGTCAGCCGCCCTATATCCTCACCCAGTCGCTTCCAAAAGTTGTCAAGGTAGAGATGGATAAACCCAGGCGGAACCATCCCGTCAAGTTCCCGCGCAATCCTGCCGTGCATCCCAACAGCCGTCGGGAGATTTTCGCGCTGCAACAGGTCATCGCCATAGACGAGTCCTCCGATGCCCTCAAGTATATCTATCCACGCTTGATCCCATCGGACAGTCTGAGGTCTGTGGTCATCTCCTAAAAAGGCAAAATGCGTAAAGTTTCTTTCTCTGAGGAGTTTCTGAACCGCCTTGTTCAGCGGTGCAGCCATCCCTCTTGAGGATCGCTGGAAGATAAGAAGCGTGTAGTCGCCCTTCTGCTGTCTCTCCTCGATGACCGCGCGATAGGCGGGGAGTTTGACGTCATCATCATCGCAGATGATAAAGACCGGCGACTCAATGAAGGTCTGCTCACAGGCTGTGAGAAGAGCGGCGATATTATCCGGACGACCTCTTGATGGAACCAGGATCGCCATAGTTGCGAAGTCATTTCTCATTCGCTCTGCCTTTCTTCTCCTTTGTTCGAACATAGGAGCGCAACGCTTGCCTCAGGACTGCGCTCACGGACGTGGCTTCCCGCGAACATTTCTCCTGCGCCTTGCGCCACAGGTCAGGCTCAACACGAAACGCTTTCAGTATCATTCGCCGGCTCATCCAACAACATCCTCCAAACTCTCGAGCGCATCTGACAGAGCAGGCATGGCCTGTTCAATGACGACCTGCCATAACAACAGGTCGTCCCTTCTGGAAACGGTCACCAGCATCTCCCCGGTGTGCTCAAGAATCTTTCGCGCTTTTTCAACATCATGCAAACAAGCGTGATCGCACTCATTCTCTTCGATTTTATTTTTGCTCATCTTTTAACACCCTTTCTTTCTTAATCTTTTGTAAGGAATTCGTTTTCTGTAAGACTGCATAGATCGAGTTGAACCCGACGAATCTCACGCCGTACCAAATCAACTTTTTTTCGCTGCCATCCGGTTTGGGGAAATAGAACAAAACATCCTCAATGATGGCTCGCCGGCCTTGGTACATCACCAAGTCGCCCTCTTTGAACTTAGGCATCTGTCCCCCCAACGGGGATACCGATGGCAGTAAAAGGCTCTGCATTTTCATAGTAGTGTTCTGCTATCCCATACCAGGTATCTAATCCCCAGGCAGCCAACAGTTGCTGTAGAAGGAGCGAGCCGCTTTCGTTTCCACGATGCTTCTCTCTCTCCACCACATTTTGAACATATCGGTGGTAATCCTCTTCTAATAGTCTGGCTAGTTTCACTATCTGGTGAGACTTGTGCGCTGGTTCTTCCCCGCCACATGTTAGTTCTTCCCAACTTGCGCGTGCTAACTCCATCGCCTTTTCGTACAGGCCTTGATCATTGTCAGTTATCAGTATGAAATCCCGCTGAAACTGCTCCCTTGCCGTTATTGGATCCCCTATCATTTTTTTGCTCCCCTTTTTTGGCCTCCTGATTGGAGGCTTGTTAATACATCTTACCGGAGAGGAGCGGGTAGGGCAAGCCTATCGGGAGAGAGGTTCATCCTAGAAAACAGCGAGGACTAGGGATAGGCTCGCCCATTCCAGGTAAAAGAGCCATCCTCCCGCATGGGGATGGCATAGGGGCTAACATGCCTGCCCGTGATCTCAAGAAGGCCGAAGCCCAACTGCCAGTTGGCTGCACCTCGGGGCTTTAGATAGGCCGCCTGAGCAATGTCCATAAGATGCCCGACCTCAAGGGCGAAGCGGCTTTCAATCCGCGCGGCGTAGCCTTTTGAGTTCCAAACCAGTCCCTGCCGATGAGAATGACCACAAACTATTGATTTGCCGGTAACCTCTGTAAGTTTCAGTGCTGTCATACCTGCAATTTTTGAGATGTTGCCTTCATCACCGTGAGCAAGCAAAACATTCGGAGCAATCTCGAACATTTTTTCGTGCCATCGAATGTTTAGTTTTTTTAACCCTATCAAATCCGGATAGGTAAGGCCGCGTAGTCCGGTGATGGCTGGTGCTTTGTTTTCGATATACCTCTCTAGGCGATCCGTGTGATTTGACCGAATCAGGTGGAAGGGTTTGTTATCTCCGAGGGCACGGCGGAACTGTTGCAAAAGTGCATGCGTTGCATCAAGGTCATTTTGAATCGTGGTGACAAACTCGCCTCGTTTGCCGTCTGTCCATCTGCTCACCATTGGCAGGTCAATCTCATCACCCACACAGGCAAGAGCATCCGGTTTGATTTTCTTAATGAACTGCAGAAGTGAGTGGACGGCCCGCATATGGGTATATGGCACCTGGCAATCACTGATGATGACGATTCGCTTGGTTTTAACCATCCTCGTCCATCTCATCGGGACTACTTTCATCGTCCTCTTCGTCGTCCTCTTCATCATCAAGAGGGACAGTGCGATGACCAGGAAAATCCCATTCCGGTAACTGGTTTAGGAGCAAATCAAAGGCTTCAAGTCGAGTGAAGCCTGCTGTCATATATGCCTGAAAGAGTTGATGTGCTTCGTTCGCCATCGTTTGCATCGGATTGAGCGGCTGCCAAACGAGTATGAAGTCTGGATGTTGTGAGTCGCTCATGGGGAAGGGCTCGCATTTCTTTTACGATAGAGTGCGATTCAGCAGGATTCGGTAAATTTCATCGACGCGTTTTTCTAGCCGCGACACTTGGTCCTTCAAACTAAGTCCGGTGTTTGGTTTTAATTCCTGAAGATAATGTTTCACGAGAAACCGAATGAGTCCCCCAGTCCCCGCCACGACGCTTACTGCAAGGGAAACCAGCGCAATCCACTCCCCGGTGCTCATTTTTTCTTTCTCTTCTTCTTCTCAAATTCATCAAGCCCCGCCTCAATGGCATCGGCAAGAATGTCGTCAAGATCTTTGTTCGCTCTGTGGGCTTTTAGGGCTGCTCGTATCATAGGGATGGCAACGCATGTGAGAACTCCCATGACGGCGACCCAAAACATCTCTTGACTCATTTTGACTCCTTAAAATCCACGATGCCAAAGCCTACGATAACTCCGCCTTTTCCGTAGGAGCGAATCTTACGCATGACCTCGCCACCGTTTCTTTGACTACCTTTACCCGATGTGTTCCCCTCAATTGTCTCACAGAACTCGCCACCGACGTCATTCACGACTATCCCAACATGACTGATTCGATTGACGTTATCATCGGGGAAGTCAAAATACGCAAGCCATCCAGGGTGAGGTTTCGACGTCGCCCATTTTCCCGCCTTCTTGAAGGCTTGCGATCCTGCAACTGTCGAAACTGTGTTGGGGATTTTCACCTTCGCCTTGCGAGCGCACCAGTTCACGAAAGAGCCGCACCAGGGCAGACCTTGTGCCTTCATCGCTTCGCCATACTTGGTCAGGTTGTCGTACTGCTCGGTGTAGCCAATCTCTGCCTCAGCGATTTTGATGAACTTGGCCGCGGTGGTCATAGTGTTGACAGGATCGCCTTCGCTTTAGTCATCTCCAAAGTCTCGGTGCGAATAAACTTGCGACA